CTATGGCCCGCCGCTGGTAGGAGTTGACCCCCGCCGCCCCGAACCCCAAAGCGCCTGCAGCGGTCCCGCTGACGGCCACGTAGGAGGCATCCCCAATCGCAGCAGTGTCCGTGAAGGAAAGGTGGCTGTTGCTTGTCCCAATGAGGACGGTTCCGGTGCTAACCTTCTGGAACAACGCCTCAACTTGTTTCGCCGTATACCTTGTCACTGCCTGAACAGCAAAAACGAACGTCTGGGAACCCGCCGAGGTCTCTACCGTGAAACTGTTCTCACCGGGGATGATGTCATAAGGACCGGACACAGCACTCATCAACTCGGCTTGTGAAAACATCCCTGAGTTGGGGATGTAGAACTCGTCGTTGGCAAGGATCCTGATGGTGCCTGTGTTAGCCACAGGCTGCTTGGTGGCCAAAGATCTCCGATCCGGTCCAAGAGGAATGTACTCCTCTACAGTCAGATGCGGACAAGGCCAGGCCAGTTGGAAATCTTGGGACATGCTCTCTCCATCAAGGTGCCACAGGATCTAAAATATAGAGGAAACACCGCCTAACAACCCAACATGTCCCTCCCCACCTCTGACGCTTCATTCGGGAAGGTGAACTGGAGAAAGGGCATTTCGTCGCTGGGTTCAAAAGTGACCCGCCCCGTCTCATCTGACTGGTACAGAATCTGATACATGTCCTGAATGACGTTTTGCACCATCAACGTCTCGTCAAACCGGGTCGGGTCGAACGGCCCCACCCCACCCAGAGCACCACCGAAGGCCTGAACGAGCACCTCGTCCCGCTCCTTCACAAGCTGCTCTCTGAGGTCACAGAGCTTGACAATCCGCCACTCCAGATCCTGGCGTTCCTTCAAATCTTGATTAGCCCACTCCCGCATCTGCCGCATCGATTTCACGACCCCCTCATGGTCATAAGAACCGGGGTCGATCCGGCCACCTTGGCGAGCCGGGTAGTAGGCATCTGACTGGAGATAACCTCCGGGATGACCACCCCAACCAGGGGATTGATCAGAGGAAATCGGATCGTTGGGGGCTGCCGATTGAGGGGCTACGACTCCGCCAAAGGGGTATTCCTCCTGCACCACCGCATCCTGCTCGGAATTCCCCTGCGTCATGTCATTGGTCTCAGGATAAGTAAAGGGCGAGATGCTAAGAGGATCACCCCCCTGAGCAACGTAGGCTCGAAACAATTTGCCCAAGGCCGAGCCGGGAGTCACATAGAGGCCAGTCCGTTCCTCCGTCCGACGAACCTCTCCGTTTGCTTCCACGGCCCTGTATGTGACTTTGACCACCCCGATCCGTTCAACCTCGGCATTGATGACATTGATCCGCTGTGACACAGTGCGGCGGTTTTTAAGCAACCAGCTTGAGTAAGCTCGGAAATACCCGAGCGGCCACACACACAACTTGGAAAAGCTGGGCATGATTATCTCCTACAAAACATCAGGAACAACAGGATCTGATGGGACAACAGGAACACCGTTGATCCCCTCCACGGTTGTCGGATCCTCACCCATGGGACCATCTGGCTTCCCTGATTTGGGGTGCCAAAAGGCCAACAACAAATCTAACAGGACGAAACTGGGGAACAGAGGAATCACCACTGCGACACCACCCCCGTAGGCCAACGGCGTGTCGCTGGGTTTGTTGTCCGCCGTGATCAGGTCAGACAAAACCCCGCCCGTCCCATTGGACACCATCGTCAACACGGAACATGAGGGGATCTGGAAGGTGAAACCCAGGATAGACTGAAGCAGTGCATTGATCCGCCGGATCAACTGCTGTAGGTCCACGATTCGGGCCTCAAGGTACTCGATGTACTTTCGGATCGTATCTATAATGGACTGAAGGGATGCCCTGATTGCCTCCATCCAGTTTGCCAGGGAAGCCAGGAAGTCTTCCAAACCGGGCATCGTGTCAAACCACCGAACGAACAGCCACTCCCCATCGGACAGGGGTCTGCGAATTGCCGCCCCCGCCACACGCAGGGCAAGAGATGCCTGTTGGAGGATTCTTCCCTTGCTGGCATCCTGTGCCGTCACGAGATCTGATTTGACGAACAACCCTCGACAGTACATCATCTTGTCGGGGATAGGGGGACCATAAAAGAACACAGGGGAAAGATCCGCTGAACCTACGTGCCTCTCAGCCATGTCTGATGTATCCACCCGGTGGAACCAATCGTCGGGTACGGCAATGTCCTTATTGTCAGGTTGCACGACACACTGCTCGTAAATGCTCCGCAGCCCTGGTGGGCACTCCTTCAAGAAGGTCTGGAGTTCCTCCTTGGACCCGAAAGCCATCTCCATGAATTTGTAATTGTCCCACTTCCCAGCGTTTGCATCTACCAGCCCGTCCTGCATGTGGGGATCCCGATCCAGGGTAACATCGGGGTTACCCATCAGACTCCGTGCCACATCCTCAAGCCCCCCAAGAACGGACAGAGGGTTCCGAGCAACACCAATCTTCGGATCGGAACTCTCCAGAGACTCCCACAGTGTCAGATCCAGGAAAGCAGCCCAGCCGCTAGGTTTCCCATCAGATGTCACCTCAGGATGAACTGCATCTAGGATGTCCCCCCACGTTGCCGTGCGGAGGAACTTGGTTCCACTGACTACGGTAGCCTCAACGTCGGGCATTGGGCCAGTCTTGCTGTAGATGTCATGGGCTGCCAGGTTGATCCGAGCAATGAGATCCTGACGGAAAGTCAACACGGTAGCGTCCGACACCTTCATGGCATCAGCGTAGGACAGTTTCTGGTCATAGACCACACCCGTCAGATGCTGAACTGACTCCAACCCGCAGTAGCCGAGGGCCAACCCCTCGGTGATGACTTTGCTGGACTTGAGGTTTTCGAAGGTCTCGGTAGACACCGTCCCCTCAATCTCATCCAGCGGCTGTAGGTCGGGGCGCACCAACACAAGCACCAGGAGGGCCACCCGCAGAGCATCCAGGTACTCCTTGGTGTTGGTGTTCGCAAACACGATCTGCTGGGGATTGCTGAAGGATCCGATATCCGTGGGAGATTTGCCCTCCTCCACCCCATCAGAACTGACCCCCACCTGAATGGGTTGCCCCGTGATGCTCTTCGTCCCCTCCTGAAACTGATATCGGAAGGCCCCGGAGTTGGCCACGGCCTTGGAACAGGTCGCCACCCGGACGTAAAGGGTCGCAGCAGGGCCATCATCCACGAACTGAAGTTCCCCACCCGAGTCGGCTACGACATGGGCTGCACGTGGCATTTCCTCACCCTTCAGAAGGATGGAGTACTCCCCGGTAGCAAAGGCCCCTCCAACGGCCTTGGGGGACACCCAGAAGGTCCGCTGGAGATAGTAGTCGTCCCCGTTCTTCAGGAGGTCGATTGGGATTGGTGTCCTCCCCGATCCCAGCAGACCATAAACTCGGGTTGCCCCATCAACCAACGCCCCGTCTTTGATCCCCCAGTTGTAAGTCATAGAGGCAGGGACCGGATAGATCATCTCCCCCCCACCGTACAGAATGAGGGGACGACCATCGGACATCAGCACCGGCCCATACTCTCGGGGCTGCGCCAACGTGGATGTGCCCGGCACCTTCTTCTTATCCTGGTCCCCCTGAGGACGGTCATACACGATGGGGATGCCCTCGGGCACCGTGGACACCGTAACGATGAAGCCGCCTGGAGGAATGGAGATCGGGGGCAAAAACGCATCACCCTTGAAGGCTTTGTCGACCCGCCACTTCACCAGAGCCAGTGCAGGAGGTGTACTCTCCTTCGTGAAAAAGGCCCCAATGTCTCCGAAGTCCATCAAATTCGCTGCGGATGCCCCGTACAGAACCTCCGTGATTGCTACGGCAGGATGAGAACTAGCCAGGGCGGGGAACTGCTTGAAGTAGGCGAGCAACATCCTGATGGTGCGGTCAAGCCGCTCCCACTCGGACAGGTCCACGGACACATAGAAGAACATGGACAGGACGGTGGTCGCTGCGGAAACGTCAGGGCGTGACGGATCCGTCCTATCCGTGAGGCGGGCGATCATCCTCCGCTCATACTCCTGGAAGCCGCCCTTCAACGTGTCGGGATCCTCCAAGAGGTTCCAATCCCCCGTCAGGTATAACCCTAACTGCCTCAAGTCCCGGAGAAGAGCGTTGATCTCATCAATGAGGGCCTGCACCAATGCAATAATTGGATCGAGGAAGCCAACCAGAAACGCCTTGATGAAGTTCAGAGCGAGCAGGGCGATGTCCAACACCGCAACCATCCATTCGGCCACGCTGTTGATTGCGTTTCGGATGTCATCCAGAAAGTCCGGGATCTCAAACGTCAGTGTTCCCCACGAGTTCGCCATCAGGATCCCCCACCGTGTTTCAGTCGGGCCAACTGTTCATGCAGCCCCGACAATGCGGCCTGATCCTGGGCCACCATAGTCTCCAGGAAGGTGCGGAGCTTGACGAGAGTTTCAGCCTGACGCTGCATCAGGGGAGGAGTGGCAGCGTGCCCTTCCATCTCACCCCAGGCCCCAGGGTCCACCCCGAGTTTGTCCAGCAAGTCCTGAATTTCTTTAGGGATCTCCACTAGGCCTTCTGATACCTTTCCCCCACGCACAAAGGCGTAGGGGTTAGTTCCTGCTTCATCAAAGGCAGTTTCGTTTCAGCTAATGCCAAAACCAGCGCTTCCTTCTCCACAAGCGTAACTTCCCGTGTAACCCACGGTAGTAAGTTCAAAGCGGCATTGACATCTCTGTCAATTTCCCAACCGCAGGCGCACTTGAAGGTACGCTCGGATAGGCTTAACTTAGCCCTCTTTTCACAACACAAAAAACAGGTCTTCGACGAAGCGTAAAAACGATCATGAACAACGACCACGTCATCAAAGATGACCGCCTTATAATTGATCTGCCGTCGAAACCCCCCCCATCCCTCATCCACGATGTGGCGGCTCAACCGCCTATTACGAACCATGTTCTGTACAGCCAAATCCTCGATCCCTATCGCTTGGTTCTCACGACAGAGCCTTGTACTCAGTTTGTGCAGATAGTCGGATCGGACGTAACCGATCCGACGGTGCAATCGAGCCAATTTCATTGTCGATTTACGGCGATTTGCTGATCCCTTCTGTTTGCGGGAATGCCAACGGGACTCCCGTTGCAACTTCCTCAGGTTCTTTTTCAAGGCCTTTGGTCCTTGAATATGCTCCCCGGTGGAGAGTGTAGCAGAGGATCTGATACCCAAATCGACACCGACCTCACTATTGGCAATGCGGTCACGTCGATAGTCACCGACATCGACCTGTACTACAACGAACCAGGCGTCAGCTACACGCTTGACGATAGCACTGGTGATCATACCCTCGAAACGTAGGACTTCACGCAACCTGACCCATCCTATTTTGGGTAAGTGGATACGTTTGTTGTCTAATCGGAATCGGTCATTAGCTATGTAGAAAGAGTCCTTGCACCCACCTCGTTTTTTAAACTTGGGGTAGCCTGGTTTTCGACCCGCTTTCATACGATGGAAAAAATGCGTGAACGCCTTTTGGAGTTGCGTGAAAGACTGGGCTGTACAGTCCCTGTGAACTTCATAAGTCCAGGGAAACTTCTCACGACGGATAGCATTGAACTGTTTCTTGAGAGAAGATCCAGAAGGTTTTTCTCCCGCCTCGTAGGCGCTTTTCCAATGTTCCAACGCCCAGTTGTACGTGAACCTCGCCACACCACAGGCATGACGAAAGTATTCCTCCTGCGTTCGGGAGGGACGGAGCCTTATTTCATGAGCTAGAAGCACTTTTCCCCTCTGCCTGCGTGATAGTCATGCACATGACCAACATCTTAAAGCACCGTTGAACACTTATCAAGTTTCAGAGACCTTCTCCATCGATTCCTTCAGGAGCAGATACTGCTCCTGTTCCTGAAGACGTTTGGGTAACTCAGCGTCAAAGCGGCTCAGTGAGGCAAGCGTGCCCAGAACCTGATGAGTCCGGTAGGCCAACCAGACGTACCGCACGTCCCGGAGCCTCTCAGACTGATCCAGCACATCGTCTACCAAGTCTGGCAGCACAGGGCGGACCATGCTCCCCGTCACTGTAGAGTACTCAGTGTATGGGGTGTCCCCTGGACCCGCCCTTCTCATCCCCGTCCCGCTGGCTGCATCATACGTCAGGAAGTCCAGCTTCTCGTCCAGGATCCAGAACCTCCTGTCCAGAAGGGACAAGCAGGTCGTGTTATTGGCATAGGGCATCACATCCACCCGGCCCACCACGGACATGAGGTAGTCGTTAGAGGCCACACCGAGGCCCAACTCCGGGTCGGTCGGGCTGCCCACATCGTACAGGTGGGTGTCCCGTTGGAAGATGAAATAACTGCCACCCTTGGTGTGCCCAATTTGATTGATCAAAGCGATGAGGGAGAGCATCCGTTCCCGAGTGGACAGGACCAAGTCAATGGTGGCGTCCGTGAAGAACTGCGTCGGACGAATCACCTGATAAGAGAAGGGCCTTACCGAGTGGTTGCTGAGTCCGCTGGGGTAGTTCTTGAAGGAACCATTCGCAGGATTCCTCGCCCTCGTCGGACGAAGATCCATCTGCCCCTCCTCGCCAGTCGCAGCCAAAGAAGAGTCGTGGATCGAGGGGTACACCGCATACGCTCGGGTGTCATCCGTAGGATCGAACACAACGGGAGCGACATCTGTCCCCGTGAATTCCGTAACCGGATTCACCAGCAAGTAGGGGGGTGTCACCGAATCGACCACCTGGAGAACCCTGTAGAAGCCCCTGTTGTCATCCAGAGGGTTCGGGCGTCCAGGCACATACACTCCGGCACCGATCCTGACGTCTACAGAATCGTCCCCCACCGGACGCATCGCCAACTCTTGCGTTGTGGGATCGCCCGCTAAGTTCTGAGGAATCAACCCGATGGGATCCACCACAACGATATCACCCTTCTGTACCCCCAACGCCCCGAAGGTCTGGCCCCCGGTTCCTGGGGCGTTCAGGTCGTCGTAGAGCTTGTTGACATTACCAGCATAGGTGGCCCCACCTGTGACCTCTGGGACGTAACCACCCAACTCTGAGGCCACACCCCAGGTAGCGTCCGTGCGTGTGACAGCCCGAGAAGTAATGACATCCAGGAGTTGCTCGTTGGTCTGCTCATGGGGCACCGGAGCGTGCCGGAGGAAAATCTCGAACCGCACGGTCCCGTTAGAGGGGTCATAGAGTTGCAACCCTGGAGGAACAAGAACCAACTCATGTCCTTCCCTCACGGAACTGATCTCGGCTTCCTCCACTACGTCCCCGAAACGATCCAGGAGCCGGAAGGTGTCCCCGGCGTGGGCGTTCACGTCCTCGTTGTTGAACGGCCCCAGGTTGGTTCCCAGGTAGGTGGCACCGTCATTCCAAGCGTCGTTCGCTTTGGGTGACCCTGCGGGCTTGATCGATTCCCAGTTCATTGTGAAAGAGTTGGCCTGCACGATGCACATCTGGCTGGGCATCACAGTGTAATCAGTGATCATTCCTCGGCGGATCTCGTAGGCATATCGCAGGGGCATCAGGTTCGTAGGAGAACCCCCGACGTTGTGAAAACGACGGATGCGTCTCACAATGAAGGTGACCTCTTCCGGGATGTTCGGTTGCGTAGAAGCACCACCTCCCAGGTAGTAGTCATGAGCGTTCCTCATCCAGATCTCTCGCACATCATCCGTTGCCGCAAGAGTGGGGTCAGGAAGACTGTGGTCCTGGTCAACAACCCGAACGTGACTGACTGCCGGAACCAGATCCAACCCGGCACGAGGCACGGAGGGCTCCAGGAAGATCCCTGCCTGGGCACGGAAGCCTGGGAGCATCACCCCGACATTTTCACTGGTCATAGCCATCTCGGTCCCAGGGAGGATGCACCGGACTCCCGTCGCACCATGGATGCCGCCGTAGGAGCCACCAGCCACATTCAGGGTGTCCCAAAGCTGAAGCAGGCTGTTAAACGCCTGCACGTCCAACGTGTGTGCGACCCAGTGGTAGACCGGAGTCGCTGGACTGGGCAGGAACTCATGCCCCGGTTCCGGGGCAGAGACCATGGGGATCAAGGTGTTGAACCCCGCAACCCTGTCCAAGGCCCCGTCCGTCACGCCGGGTGCCCCCGCAGAGTTGAACACCACAGGTTGAGCGTTATCCGGGGCGGCAGGGAAATGAGTCAACGACGTGGGCGGCCTGAAGGTCAGCCGCCGGAACCCATAGATGGAAAGGGCTGCATCATCAACGCCCACGCAGTTGTCATGGGGCAAACCGTACTCGGCCCCGGAAACCTGTACGGGAAGGAACTGCATCCCCGAGATCTTCGTTCCTACGGTGGCGGAAAGCTCGAACTCAGCCTCCGTGATCACCGTCCCCATTGCATCCTGCCAGTTGGCTACCGTGAAGACGCCCCGTCCAGCCACCATCGCCATCCCAGAGTACTCGGCACTGATCACAGACCCACGGAAAGTCAACTCATCGAATGAAGCCAACCCTGCAGGACTAATCAACACAAAGACTCGGGTGCCTGCCGCAGGGAGAGGGAACCCGACATTGACACCACCCACAAGGGGTCCTCCCGCTGCGGGGGCCAAATCGGAGACCGTCAGTTCATTGGTGACATTGTCGTACCCCAACACCGTGGGATAGACCACTGGGCACCAACCCGTCCCTACCCCCGTGGTGGACGTAGGAGCCACCGCTCGGTAGGAACCACCCAAGGTCTCCACTGCATGCCGGACAAGGTACGTCCCAGCGTACAGGGTGCCCGGATATGTCAGATTACTGGAACCATTGATGACGAGCACGTCACCCTTCTCAACGGCCCCTACGGAACCTGAGCTTGGGG